TGCCCGCGGGCGGGGTAAAGGCCGTGGGGCCGGGCAGCGTCATCGCCATGATGACGTAGCCCACCTGCTGCCAGCCATCGGCCTGCGTGCGGTACAGGACGTAATTCTGCGCGGTGGGGGATGTGGCTGTCGTGTCGGTCATGGTTGTGTCCTTGAGTAATGGTTCAGGAACGGGCTGCCGCCCCTGCTTTCAGGGCCGCGACATCGCTGCGCAGTTCGGCAACGATGTCCTTCAACTGCCTGATGGCCGCCATCTGCCGTGCAATCAGGTTCAGCAGGTCGATCGAATCAGGGTTCTTTTCCGATGTCCGCACCGTGTCCGGCCAGACATCCAGCAGGTTCTTGGAACTGAACCCGACGGGAACATGACCCTTGCGGACGTAGCCATCCTTCCAGTCGAACGAATACATCCGGATTTTGTCCAGATCGCCCAGCACGTCGGGCATGACCGGGGTCATGTTGGCCTTGAGCGACGGATCGGATGAGGAATGCCATTCCAGCATGCCCTTGTCGCCGGTGGAGTCCCATACATGGACGTAACCCTGGTTGTCGGTATGGATGCCAAGTATCTGCGCATCCCCCGGCCCCATCCCGTACGTGCCGGAAACAAGCTGGGCATCCGCCGCCGCCCGTGACGCCGCCTCGCCCGTCACGTCCGAGGCAAAGGCCAGGTCGGCCTGCCCGCCGTCCCAGCTCATGGCGACCCTGCCGCTGCCGCCATCCAGATGGCCGCCATACAGCCGCCTGTCGCCGCTTGCGCTGATCCCGCCCACAAACCCGGCCATGAGGTTGGCGTCCGCCGCGGCCCTTGCCGCAGCCTCGTTCGTAACATCGGTGTACAGGGCGATGGTCGGGTACACACCGCCCGCGCCATTATCATAGACGCCCATCATGCGCCCGACGCCATCGAAGTGTATGCCGAGGCACTGGTAATCGGTCGCCCCCATGGCAAGGACGCCGTTCACAAGCTGGGCGTCGGCTGCGGCGCGGGTCGTGGCCTCGTTTGTCACATCCGTGGCGAAGGCCATGTCAGCCTCCCCGCCGTCCCAGCTTATGGCGACCCTGCCGGTGGCACCATTCAGGTGGCCGCCATACAGCCGCCTGTCGTTATTTGCGGAAAGTCCACCGGCAAACCCGGCCATGAGGCTGGCATCCGCCGCAGCACGGGCCGCGGCCTCGGCCGTAATGTCCGACAGCAGGGCGGCGGTGTAGTAATTACCATTCATGGCATAGGACTGGTAAACCAGCCGGTCACCACTGTCCTGGGACAGGTCGCCAAGCTGGCCGTACGCCGCGTTCAGTTCCGTCCCGTAGGTCGAGAGCAGGTAGCCGCCCGTAATCGTGTCGCCCGACCCGTTGACATAGGAATAGCGCAGCCCCGGATAGGTCGTGTCACGGCCCAGGAACACCTTGCCCGCCACCTGGTCCACGCCGCCGCCCTGCTGGGTGGGGGTAAAGCCCAGCGCGTCCTGCTTGGCGGCCTGAAGCTGGGGGATGGTATCGTAAAACGGCGCACCGGGCGCGCGGGCGATCATGTCCGCCGTGATGGCCGTGGCCCCGGCGGGCACGTTCACGCTCCATAGCGCATAGGCGCCAGCGGGCACGCCCGTCCCGATGCCCGGCTGCGCCACATCCCGCCGCACGGTCGGCGCGGCCTGCCCGCCATTGCCCGCACCGGCATAGGTAACGGACGGGTCTGCGGCGTTATAGAACGGCAGCACGGTGTCACCCGCATCCACCGTGGCGGGGGTTACGTACACGACATAGCCCGCCCCCGCGCCGGGCACATCCAGTGTTACCGGGTCGCGGCTGGCGTACTGGCGCACCAGCGGGCTGGCGCTGGCCGCCAGCGTGCCATAGGCCGATACATCCACCACGCCCGCCGCCAGCAGCGATCCGGGCGCGATGCTCACGGCCATGCCGCCGCCCGGCGTGCAGGCAAAGCCGCCAGCGGCCACCGTATCCGCCCCGTACGCCATGCCCGCCAGCTGCCCCAGCCCCACATGGGCGTTGCGCTGGGCGTTGAGCAGGTCACTGTCCAGTGGAACCTGGGCGGGATATACAATCTGTCTGTCCATTATTCATCCGTCTCCACGTCCTGCACCCATGCGCCAGCGCCTGCGGGCATCACGGCCGCAAGGCGGGTCAGGGTCTGTGTTGCTGGCTGGCTGGCGTTGCCCGTGGGCAACTGCGCGAATAGCTGGAACGGCACGGCGCGCGAGCCATAGCGCAGCGCCGCCACGCCATAGCCGTAACCGCCGCCCGTGGCCGGGGCCGTGGTGGTTCCCAGCCCCTTGCAGTCAGCGGCGTTGCGCGGTTCGATCACCCGGCCCGCGTGCCCGGTTTCATCGGCCAGCACGTCGGCCACGTCGGGCCGCGTGCCGAGCGAGGGGAACAGCGCCTCCGCAATGCGGGTGCGGAAGGTGTCATCGCTTTCCCCCGGCCCGCGCACCAGCATCGTGCCAAAAAAATCGGCGGCGAACATGTCCAGCAACGCGCCATTCATGGTGGCAAGCCGCGTCTGCGCCCCCACGCCCGCAAGCAGGCCCCACACCCATGCGAACATGCCGCCAAAACCCTGCAACATGGCGTTGAGCACCGGCGCGCCCTCCACATCACCCATGGCGGGCGCGGGCGGGAACCAGCCGGCGGGCAGGAGCGCGCGGATACGCCGGGCAAGGCCGGCCTGTGTCATGTCAGCCAAAGGACACCTCCCCCGCGCGGTAGGCCGTGCCGGTCACGGCGGGCAGGTCCGACCCGCCGCCCGCCAGTGTCACGCCGGTCACGTTGGTGACGGACGTGCCGGCGGCATAGGCAATCTGGATCAGCCGCGAATAGCTGGCTCCCTGCCCGATGGCGAGGCCGTTGAGATAGGCCGCGACCCCGGCCCCGATCGTGGCCTGCACCGTGGCCAGGCTGCCGGTCGCATCCACCGCCACCCCCATCGTCACCGCCGGGCGCACCACGTCCGGGCGCACCACCTGCACCGACACGGCGGCAGGGCGCACGCCATCGACTGATGCGTACACCGCGTTGATGACGCCATCGGCCACGTCGCCCGACCCGTCATCGACATAGACCACCACATTGCCCGCCAGCGGCGCGCCGGACGTGTCCACGTTCTCGATCACCTGATAGATCAGGTCGGCCGATACATCCGTCACCGCATTTTCAATCGCGCCCAGCGTCGCCTTTGACCGGCTGTTGATGTACGAAATGAACCGCGTGCGCAGCGCGGCATCCGTCTCCCCATCGCTGCCATTGGTCAGGGCGGCGGCGTTGGTGACCGTGTCGATGCCGGAAATGGTGGACCCCAGCAGGCAGATCGCCCCTGCCGCCACGTTCCCCACCGCACCCGTGCTTTCACAGCGCACCGGCACCGTGATCGCGCCCGTGCCCGCGGGGCGGATATACCCACCGGCCCCCGCCGACCATGCGCTGCTGGTGCTGTCGCCCACCACGTCGAACACGGTGCCCGAGGCGGTCCTGACCGTGGCCCCCACCGCAATGGTGGCGGACTGGCTGGCGGGCGTGAACGATGTGCAAGGTGACCATGCCCGTGGCCGCCGTGCCCGGCAGGCGCGTCAGGCCGAAATCCTGCACGAAGCTGTCCACATCCGCCCCGGTGGAGGTGGCAAGCCGCGTGCGCGAGAGGATCTGCAGCGCAATGAACTGGAACCACAGCCCCAGCCCGGCCACGGCCTCGAGCATGGCGCGCCCGGCGGAGCCCACATCCAGGTCAAGCAGCGCGGGGCATGCCCCCTGTGCCGCCGCCACCATGTTGCCCAGCGTGGTCCTGAAGGATTGGAACGTGATGGCCAAGCCGACCTCCCGAAACGAAAAAAGGCGGCCCGCTGGCCGCCTGTTGTAAAAAACATGCCTGTTGTGGGGACCGGGCCGTTCAGCCCGCCTGCAGGCCCAGCGCCTGCACCGTGGCGTCGGTCGCGTCGGTATAGCTTACGTCCAGCCGCACCAGCCCCGCCCCGGGCTGGGTTACGTTGATGCTGACGGGCTGCGTCTGGTCCACGCCGCTTTCGCACGCCATCTGTGCGGCCACCAGCGCGTGGATGGCCCCCGTATCCACCACGCCGCCCACGCATGCGGGCAGGCCCGCGCCATAATCGGGCTGCCAGATATAGTCGCCCGCATTGGTGCCCAGCCTGCGCAGCACGGACTGGCGCGTCTGTTCCGCATCGCGCACCAGCGCCAGCCCCCCCGATGCCGAAAGGCCGAGGTCCTGGCCGGGAATGTGTGAAAGGTCGCTCATTGCGGCGCCCCCGTCACACCCGGCGCGCTGCCCACCGGGTGGGTGTGCCCCCGCCCCGATATGCCCGCCGCCCTGACATCGGCCGCACCCGTTACGGTGCCCTGCGCGGTCATGTCGCCATCGGTCGTGATCGCCCCGCCGGTTACCGACAGGCCATTCGCATCCAGCACCATGCCCACATTCCCCACCTTCCAGCCTATCGCGCCATTGGCCAGCACCGCGCTCGCGTTGCCTGCGCCCGCGTGGATCGCGCTGGCGGTGATGTGCCACCATGGGCCGTGCGGGTCCGCGCCGCCCGGTGCCGTCCCGCCGCCCGCCGGTGGCGCGCCGCACCCGGCCATGACCAGTACCTCGCCGGGCTGGGCGTGGTCGCCCGTGGCGGGGGATACGGGCGGGCGCATCACCGCATCATAGATCGGGCAGGCCAGCACCGCGTGCTCGGCATCGCCTTCCACCGGCATGACCACCACATGCGTGCCCAGGTCGGGCAGGCAGGCAATGCGCAGGCTGCCCACCTGCATCGCGCCACAGGGTATCCAGCCGCTTTCCACCCCGGCGGGCTGGAGCGTGACCCGCACCGCGTGGTTGGCCGGGTCCACCGCGGCGACCAGCCCGAAACCGGGCTGTGCCAGCATGTTGGCCGTGCTGGCGGCGGCCATGCGGGGGTCAGTCATCATTGGCGTCCCCTTCCATCACGTTGCGGGTGCGCAGCGTGACCTGTTGCGAAAATCCGTCTTCCCACGAGAAATGGCTGCTCACCGCATCCACCCCCAGCGTGCCGTCCCATGTCGTGCCGGTGCCGCTCAGGCGCATGAACTGGCGCGGGGCAAGGTCCAGCCGGCCGGGTATGCGCCCGGTAATGGTGCGCTCATGCGCCACGATCTGGTTGTAGCGCGCCTGCGCGTACTGCCGCAGCAGGTCCAGCCGCGCGCCCGGCAGGGTAAAGCCGTGCAGTTCCGCCCCCCCGGCGGGCCGTTGTGTCGAACCCCCCGTGGCGGACCAGTAATAGTCGATGCGCGTGCGCTGGCGGCTGTCCCATGACATGACATGCACCACCACCCCGCGCGCGATCTGGCAGTCACGCGCCAGGCACAGCCCGCTGGCCCCCATGGAAAGCGGGCTGGCGGGGCCGGTATCGGTGTAATCAAGCACGTGGGTATTGGTGGCGTCGGGTGTGGCGGGGGGCGCGCAGGTTATGGTTTTCCCCTCGGCATACAGGTCGCAGCCGGTGGTGGTGGCCAGGTAGCATGCAAGGTCGAACGCGGTCTGGAACCGGCTGTGGCCGGGGGCGGACATGCGCAGGTGCCCCACCTGCCAGAACTGCCCCACCATGCCGCCGGGCATGCTGACGCGCGGCGCAAGGCCTGCTGCGGTGACCATGGCCGTGACCACTTCCGCCGCCGTCATGTTCAGCCAGCCATCCACCACCCGCATGTCCAGCAGCCTGGCCAGATAGTCGCGGCATGCGATGCGCACCACCGTCTCGGCCGGGCTGAGTTCCACATGGTCCATCACCCCCGCGAACAGCGTGGTCCACTGTGCGCCGGGGCGTGCGGCGTCGCGCATCTGGAGCTGGATGTCGGTCCCGGCCACCGCCGCGCCCTTCAGGTCGAACCACGGGCCGGAGGCGGGTATTTTGGTGCGGTCAAGCGCCAGCCCCATCTCCAGCGTGTCGGCGCGGCTGTAGCGGGTGCGTGTCAGGGTGAAATGTTCCAGCCCCGTTTCGGCCCGTTCCGCGCCATTGACCAGCAGCCGCGCGCGCGGTGCGCGCCACACCGCCTGCCCGCGCGGGGCGGTTACGGTCATGTCGCCATTCATGACGCCACCCCCGGCACCCCACTGTCCTGCGATGGATCGACCGTGGGCAGCACCAGCATGACCGGCGTGGCGCAGCCCGACAGGTCGGGATCGGCCATGCCGTTAAGCTGGGCAATGCGCCACCACTGCGTGGCGTCGCCCAGCCGTGCGGCGGCGACATGGTACAGCGATACATCCGCCGCCGTGACCCTGATGGTGGTTGCCATGATGCAAAAATCCTATCGTGCCGTGACCAGCGGCCCGTCCTGCGCGCCGTCCGTTGCGGTTATGGTGTTGGCATAGGCGCGGTTGACCAGCGCGCCCGACGTAACCGCAGCACTGTGAAGCTGCGCGTTCTGCGCCAGTGTGGACATGCTGGCGGCGTTGCCGGGCACGATCGCCTCCAGGTTGGCCCCGGTCTGGCTTATGGCGGTGGACAGCCCGCCGCCCGCCGCCTCCAGCCCCGATATGACGCCCGCCGCACTCTCCGGCGCCGAGGCCAGGTTGACCCCCGCC